CCGGGCGGCGGCTCTCTCGGCCTCCTCCGGTGTCATGCCCTGGGCCAGCAGTTCCCGGTACCGCAGCGCCAGCTCGCTCTTGTCCTGGTTCACCAGCAGATCCGCCAGCGTGTTGATGACGGTGGAGAGCACTTCTTCCCCGCCTTCCGCCATGGACTGGTTGACGATGTTCCCCAGAAGGGTCTTCACCACGTTCTTCGCCGTGCTGATGTCCCTGGTCTTGAACAGTTCATCCATTCCGATTTTCTCGGTGACGTACTCCGCCGCGCCGGAAATGACGCCCATGACCAGGGCGCTCCCGTCGGAAAAGCCCTTCTCGTGCATCTCATGGGCGGTGCTGGTGGCCGCGGATCCGCTCAGCAGCAGCATGGCCGCCGGCACTCCCATGGCCGTCAGCCCCGCTACGGCTCCGCTCTGGCCCAGGCTCGCCGCCAGCTGATACGCCCCTGCCCGGATGTTTCCGGCTTTGCTCATGCCGGTAACGTTCCCTTCTTCGTCGGTGACGCCGTACCGCTCCAGGAGCTTGTCCATCTCGCCCTGCATGGTAGCCTCGCCCATGTGATACGGGTTTTGCGCTCCGGTGTTGTAGTCAACTCTCATCCGCTGTCCGGTGATAGCGTCCTGCCCGGCGAGAAGGTTCTGCATCGCCAGATCCAGATAGCCCACGCCGCTCAGCAGCCCGGTACCCGTGTTGATCCCCAGGTTCCCGAGCCATCCCCGATCCTTGGCGGCTGTCCGGTAGGATTTTTTTCTTTCTTCGGTATCCTTTTCGTTCTGCTGCCGGGTCAGATAGGCAAACAGGCTCCGGATCTCTTCATCGGAATAACCCTCTGCCCGGAGGCTCTGCTCCACAGCGTCGATCTGCTGGTTTATGCTGTCCCGCTCCGCCACCAGTTCCTGCCTGGATTGCCAGTTTCCGGTGTGCTCTCTGGCCTGGGTATAGATCTCATCCCGGCGCACCAGAAGCGCGCCCACGTTGGCAAGATCCGTCTGGGTGTTCCCCATCTTCTCAGCGTAGGACATCTGCTCGTTCCGTGCCAGGGCGTCGTTGTACCGCTGCTGCGCCTGGTTCATGGCCTGCTCGGCCCGCCACAGCTCCGCCACCTGCTCCGGAGACACTTCCCCGGTCTCGTTGGCCAGGCGGATATTCCGGTCCATCAGCTGCTGATAATTGTTCTTGGCGGCCTCATAGGTATGCTGCAGCCCGGGGAGCCGCGCTTTCACCTCCCGGAGATCCGCGTCCTCCGGCAGGGCCTCTCCCTTCTCCGCGATCATCTGCCGCTGCGCGCCGGTCAGTCCCGGTGTCGGGGTCCGCGCGGCCTGGGCGGCCTGGGAATAGGGATTTTCCTGGGCGGCGATCTCCTGCTCCAGCTGCCGGAAGTTCTGCCGCCGTTCCTCGGTCCTCTGCCGGTCCGCCTCGCGCAGCTCCGCCACCATGGCGGGCGTGACGCTCTCCGGATCCGCCGCCGCCGCGTTGATGTTCCGCTCCAGGATCTGAAAATAGCTGGGCTGGACCGCCGGCTTGTTCTCCCGCTCGGCGATCATCTGCCGCTGCGCGCCGGTCATCCCCGGCGTGGGTGTCCGCGCCGCCTGACTGTACAGGTTCGGCTGCTGGTATGTAGGGGCCGGCGTCCCCGACGGCCCGCTTCCCACCGCCTGGCTGTACAGATTCCGCATCGGTCCCCCGGCCACGTTCCGCTCCGGCTGCGCCGCCTGGCTGTACAGGTTCCTCGTCTCTTTCCGTACCCGGTCCATGAAATCGTTCTTGCTCTCCACGTTGCCGGATGCGGCAGCACTCCCAGCCCCGCGCCCGGTGCTGGAAGTGCTGTTTTTTTCTTCGTCCTTTTTCTTGCTGGCTTTCTGCTGGAGGTAGGCGTCCAGATATTTACTGCCCATATCGTTACCTCACGTTTTACTTGGCGGCGAGGTTGTTCGCTGCCCTCTTCATGGCGTTGGCATAGCTCAGCGGACTGTTGTACACCGAATACCCGTTGGCCATGGCGTTGATAACGTCCTGATCGCTGTATCCCAGCTTTGACCAATCCGTGGCGCCGGTATCTCCGTTGCGGTTGCTTCCTCCGCTTCCTCCTCCGCCTCCGCTGCTCCCCGTGGAGTAGCCCGGCGGATAGGATCCCGTCAGCTGATAGTACGTCTCCGCGCTGATCAGCCCTTTTGAATACGCCAGCGCCGGATTCGACCGCGCCCACATGTCCTGCAGGGTCTTTATGTCGGCGTCGGAATACCCCAGTTCCCTGTACCCGCTGAAATCCCCGGCGCTTGCCATGGTGTCGGCCCGGTTTTTGAGATCCTGGTACTCCTGCTCCTGCAGGGCGGTGAGATACCCCAGCTGCTGCTGCCGGGCCTGCTGGTTGGCGGCAGTGGCCGTGGCTTGGGCCTCGAACAGCTTCTGTGCGAGGTCGCCCTCGGCGCTGGAGATCTGCGCCAGCCGGGCCCGCTCGTTCTCGTTCAGCCCCTCTTCATAGCTGTTTCTCAGCCGGAGCATCGAGCTCTCGCTGGCGCCGCCGCTCATTCCCCGGGCGGCCATCTGCTGGGGGAGCGCCCGCTGGTGCTCCATGTAATCCCGGTAGAGCTGCCGGTTGGTCCCCTGGTATCCCTGGTTCAGCGTGTCGATGTTCTGCTGCGTCACCTCCCTGGCCCTCGCGGCGGCGGCCTCGTAGGCGGCGTTGTTGGCCGCTTCCTGTTCGTTGTACTGCTGCTGGTACAGATTCCTCATCTGGTCCCAATGCGTCCCGGAGGCGGGCTGAGAGGCCCCCAGACCCGAATTTCCCTGATCCTGCACAAGAGGTATCGCCTGCCTGGTGTTGTAGACGCCCGTCTGGTTGAGCGGCGTCGCCTGCCTGGTGTTGTATACACCCGTGGCCTCTTCCGTCTGGTTGAGCGGCATCGCCTGCCTGGTGTTATACACGCCCGTCTGCTTGTTCCCGGCCTCATCAATGTATGTAGCCTTCTGTGCCATCACTTTTTCCCTCCCTTGTATTTGACACATTTCGGATTGCGGCAGACCCACTGGTCAGCCGTTTCTTTTTTCATCTCGATCTTGCAAACCGGACATTTCATATCGTCGCGCCTCCTTATCTCTTGGCGTAGTTCCCGGTCACGTAGTGCTTGGTGATCTGGAAGATCCCGAAGCCCTCGTTCACCTCGCTGTTCCGTGCGATGATCTGCAGCCGCTTGTAGTTCTTCACCTTCCGGTTCAGGAAGATCTCCTGGGGGCTGTCGTCCGTGTTGAAGGTGAACCGCTCAAAGTCGATGTCGGAGAAGTCCAGGATATCCATCTGCCGGGTGGCTACCTGCCGCTCCGTCCCGGCGGTCCGGTCGCTGCGGAAGTACACCGTCCCGCTGCTTCTCGCGTAGGGCTTTATGGTGACGCAGCAGCCCCGCTTCAGCATGGTCTTCAGCACGGCCGGGGTGCCGTCGTCGTCGTACTTGGTGCTCCACACCGCGTCGATGGCCTTCCCGCCCTCGATGGCCTGGGTCCCCGGCGTCCGGGTCCCCCCGTCGCTGTACCGGTCCATGGTGGTGATGTCGGCGTTGACCTTGCAGATCCGCCCGTCCTCGGTCCCGAAATACAGGCTCTCCTCGGTGCCGTTCTTCCGGCACATCCACACCCGGACGGGCACGTTCTCCCAGTAGTAGCACTCATACACGAAGTCCCCCAGGCTGGCGCTCTTGTAGCTCTTGGACTGTCTTCCGTCCATGGCGTACACGTGGCCGTTTGGCAGGGCCAGCAGGTACATGCCGTTCCAGATCACCGCCTCCGCGTCGCCCAGCCCGGTCTCCCCGGTGAGCCTGGCGTTCACATAGAAGCTCCGCCCCTGGCAGATCTTCTCGCTGGTGATGGAGTTGGAGGCGATGGCGTAGATCCCGTTCCGGCTGAGGAACAGGGGATCGTCCAGCAGGGAGGCGAAGCTCCCGGGGCTCACGCTCCCCACCCCCGCGATGGCCTGCTGCAGGGGAAACACGGCCTCGCCGTCGTCCATCTCCGCCCGGCGCAGGAAGATGGTGCTGTCCTTCCCGTCGTCGCTCTTCACGATCCCCTGGTAGCTCCCCAGCCGGCAGTAGCCCAGGATGGCGGTGCTCTCGCTGCCGATGGTGGAATAGCTCAGGTCCGGCATATAGGTGGGGTCGTTCAGTCCGGAGATCCAGTCCTGATTGGGCAGGTCCGGATTCCCGGAGAGCACCACCCGGTCGTTGGTGCCGTAGCCGTAGGTGGTGATGATGGTGCACTTGTCGATCCGGTCCGCATAGCCGCTCACCGTGTGGGGGAACTGCACCACCAGTCCGTCCTCCTGGCCCGCATCCGGCGCTGCCGGCGCGGTGGAGAAGGTGACCGTGCCGTTCTGCCGGTCAATGCTCTGCGGCGCGGTCTCCACGCCCCACACCCAGCACGTTACCGTCCCGGTATCGTCGATATCCCCGTCCAGGGTGAAGGTCACGGCCGTGCCGTCCGTCTGGAAGGCGTTCTTCCGGTATGGCGTGAGCATGTTCACGTCCTCGTAGGATACGCCGCCGCCGGTGGGCATCCTCGTGATGGTGGTGGTGGGAATATACACGCCTGCGGCCGCGGAGACCTTGGAGGCCGTGCTCCCGTCGTAGACGTAGAACCCGCCGCCGGTGACGATCCACAGCTTCCCGTTCAGATACACGCTCCGGCTCTTGTGGTCCGGCAGGCCCGTCAAAAGCTGCGTGGGGGCCGTATCGTCGTCCCAGACGTACAGCTTGGTCCCCACGTGGGCCAGCATCTTCTCCGTGCCGCTGAAGATCCCGGTGTGCAGGCCGTTCACCTTCCCGGTGAGCGTATGCAGCACCCGCCATCCGTCCCGCTTCTGGGGCATGCCGCCCCCGTCCGCCACGATGTTGGTGCACAGGGGAGATCGGTATTTCTCCACCAGGGAGGGATCCGTACTGAAGTCCGCTCCCTTGAACGTGGCGTAGATCGTGTTCCGGATGCTCACGCCCGCTTTCTTAGACAATGGGCTCGCCTCCCATCAACGGCAGGCTCACCGCCCCGGGGATGTTCCCGTTCTCGCTCATGCCTTCCCCTCGAGGGGAAGGTGCCCCGACAGGGGCGGATGAGGTGGCCGTTCCCATGGCTCCCATGGCACCCATCCCCTGGGGCATTGGCGGCGCGGAGAACTTCTGTTCCCACTCCCGCACGATGTCCTGCTTCCCGGGGATGTCCAGGATGTCCAGCTGGGCCGCGAACAGCTTCCAGTTGTCCGCCGTGATCTGGGCCTGTGTGAGGCTCTGGAGGGCCTGCAGGGTGGCCTGCTTGCTCCGGATCACCCCGTCCCCGGCGGTGATGGTCACGTCCACCCTCGGCCAGTAGGTCCAGCTCTCCCGTACCACGTCCCCGTTCAGATCCCGGATCTCCGGCATCTGCTCGGAGAGCTCGTCGCTGTTGAAGCGCATCCGCTCCGCGGGCCGGTCCTTCTCCTTGTCGGCTCCCAGGAACAGCATCCGGTCGTCGTCGAAGAACTCCAGGGCCAGCCAGTCCAGCAGCTCGTACAGCCGCTCGAACCCGCTGTTCCGGTCCGCCCGCTTGATGTCCGCCTGCCCCTGGGCATCGGACCGCAGCATGGCCATGCCGGTGGCGGTGGTCACTCTCGCCGCCTCCTTGCCCATGCTGGTGTCGTACTGCCGGTTGGCCCGTTCGATCTGGCCCTTGAACCACTCGATCCCCACGCTGGCGTTTGAAAGGCTCTGAAGCCCGCCCAGCCGCTTGACCTTCCCCATGGCGTTGGGTTTCAGCTTCACCACGGCCCCCGGCTCGTTGGTGAGCTCCGTCCCGTCCGAGAGGGCGTTCTCCTCCACCAGCAGGATATCGTTGGCCATGAAGGCGTCGTTCAATATCCCCATGCTGAGCTTCCGGTCCGCCGCGTCCACCAGGTCCAGGATCGGGAAGAGCTCCGACTTGTTCCAGATCTGGTTCTCGTCCTGGATCCGCCAGTAATGGACGAAGGGGAACAGCTGATTCTGTTTGCAGGTCCGCTCCCAGTAGTTGGGGATATACCGCAGCTCCCGGCCTCCGGCCTGGATGGAGCAGCCCACCGCCCCGGCCGGGACGGTCTCGCCGTTCTTGCCCTTCGTCTCCACGGGCTGCCGGAACCAGTGTTCCAGCACCTGCACCGTGTCGTCCAGATCGTCCACGGCGGTGGTCATGTCGAATATCCCGGTCCGCTCCACGTAATCCTGGGACAGGATATCCTCCTGGGTGATCCCCAGCTCGTCCAGCTCCTTCCGGAACATCTGGCAGAACTTCACCTTATGCAGCCGGTACACGAAATCCAGATACTGTCCGTCCTGGATGGTGCCGTCCCGGATGGAGGGATCCGGGAACACGGCGTCCACCGGGATGTCCTTCACCCGGATATCCCCCTCGTTCACGCCGCAACGCATGGAGGGATCCCAGTAGGCTTTCCAGAAGGCGTCCCCCAGCTTCAGCAGCCGCCGCTCGTTCCGGGTGTTCATGTCAGCCAGCCGGTTGTTCTCGACGATGTACTTCACCGCGAACTCCCGCTGCCGGGCCTTGGCGCTGTCCATATCGCTGTCCCGGCCGTGGAACTCCGGCTCCGGCACGTTGGGATCGATCTGGCTCTCCACCATGATCCAGGGGTCCGGCATGTTGGCCGGTACCCAGGGGAGGTCGTTTTCCCGGCAGTAGTCCATGGTCTCCCGGGTCACGTCGTGGATCCCGTTGTAGTAGTCGTTGAACCGCTGCCACTCGCTCTCCACCACGGTCCGGGCGTTCTTGGCCCGGTGGAACAGATCCTGCACCGTAACCTCCCGGGCCTCCTTCGTGGCGTAGTCGTACCCCGTCACCACCGGCTCGGTGTTTTTTCGTCTCGTCTTTCTCAAACCCTAAACCTCCCGTTCTCTCGTTAATGAAGGCTCCTGTTTCCCGAAGGGAAAAGGGAGCTGCCGGCGCAGCCGGCTGATGGATCAAGGGGATCTTCCCTCATACCCCCTGATGTACCACTCCATCCTCCACCTCATACACGCCCACGATCTGCCGTACCGTGCCGCCCTCCACCGCGTAAATGGCGGCGGTGGCCGTCACCGTGCCGTCCTCCACGATCCGCAGGATGGCCTGCACCTCCCAGTGGGCATAGATCGTGTGGTTTCCCGTGGCCGTCACCGCGGACGTGTCCGTGAGCTGCGTGGTCCCGTTGACGGTGGTGAACCATCCCAGGAACGAGTACCCCGCCCTCACGGGCGTGGGCAGCTCCCCGTAGGCCCCGCCCACCGTCACGTCCTTGCTCGCCGGGCTCACCGTGCCGCCCCGGGCGTCGTAGGTGCAGGTGACCGTGTTCCCTGTCCACCGGGCGTACAGCGTCTGCGGCCCGGCGGTGCTGTAGATGGTCTCTCCCGTGACCTGGGTCCCGCCGGACACCGACGTATACCACCCGGCGAAGGTGTACCCGGCTCTTGTCGGGTCCGCCGGAAACACCCAGGCGGAATCAAAGGTCTCCGTTTTGGTCTGGTTCTCCCCGGAGCCGCCGATCTTCCCGCCCTGCAGGTCAAAGGTCCCGGTGTAGGAATTGGCGGTCCAGTGGGCATACAGCGTCTGGTTGGCGGTGATGCTCACGGTGGAGGCGGACGTGATCTTCGTCCCGCCGCTGGCCGCGGTATACCACCCGTCGAACGTGTACCCCGTCCGGGTGCAGGTCGCCAGCGTCCCGTAGGTGCCGCCGTAGGTGACGCTCTTGCTTGCCATGCTGGGGGTGTTCCCGCCGTTGGCGTTGAACGTGACGGTGAACTGCGCGGCGGGCACGCCGGTGATGGTCACCGTGTCGCTGTCGGACGTATCGTCTCCCCCGGCGACTTCCAGCCACAGCTTGATGGGGTAACTCAGCGTTCCGCCGGCGTAATTCGTGAACGGGCCGATGGTTTTCGTTCCGCTTGCATCGTGCCGTTCGTCGCCGGCATGCTTCCAGTACACGCGATCGCCGTTGATGTAGGCGTCCACATCGTACCCGGTGCCGTAAACTTCCCAAGGGATCCGGACCGTTACCTGCGTCCCGCTCCGCGTCGCAGAGCCGCTGGCGTCAAGCTGTACGGTATACCCGTGGAAGTTCGTTATGATCGCTCTCGCCATCTGCCCTCACCGCCTCACTCGTACACCAGATAGATCCCGTCCGGGCTGTCGCTGGTGGGCGCCGTATCGGTCACAAAGATCGGCCGCACCTGGTTGGCGTTGAGATTCACCGCCGCGTAGGTCAGACTGGCCGCCAGCTGCACCGCCGTCACCGCGCCGTCGTCGATCTTGGCGGTGGTCACGGCCTTGTTCTTCAGCATACCGGTCTCGATGCTGTCCTGGGCCACCGCGCCCTGGCTGATGGCGGCCATGGCCGTCACGATGGCCTCCAGCACGTCCTGCAGGTTGTCGTAGTCCTCATATCCCACGCCGATGGTGTCCACGCCGATCTGCCCGGCGGCGGTGGCCGCCAGGAGCTCGTCGATGAGGGCGTTGAACTTCTCCTTCACCACGGCGGCCACCAGGTTGTCGAAGGCCGCCTTGTTCTGGGCCGGGGTCCCGGTGAGCTTGTTGGGCAGGCTCTGCACCCCCTGGGAGCTCACATCCCCCGCGGTGATCTTCGTAAAGCTCATTTGTGTTCCTCCCCTATCAGTTTCAGCACTTTTTCGTACTGGCTCTTGGTAAGCATATACATCTCTTCCGGTTCGCTTTTGCTTTTTGTTTCCGGGATGGGGTCATGGATGTAAGAACCATCTACAAACCGATAATCGTTGAAATTTCCCTCCGGGAGCGCATCCACAGTTGGGCCTCCGTAGTAAGCAATATCAGCATTCTGTACGCCGACAATCCTGTTGCTGCCGTCAAGAATCAGTTCAAACATTGTCGTTCTCCTTATCGGTAATAGACGTAAAATGTTCCGCTTGTCGTCGAACCGTACCGTGCGTTTCTAAAAGAAATCTGTCTGGTCGATGCATAATGATTAACATTTGCGAGGCCAAAGTCACTTTCGCCGTAATAATATCCGCCTATAACAAGACATGACCTGCTCGAAATATTCGCAACTGAAAAGACAGCACTATACTGCATAGCAAGCGTGGCGGCAATGTTGCAAGTAATTAACAATTCCTTTGCCGTTGAAGGATAAGTAACCTTTGCCGAAGAACTGGAAGAGCCGCCGGCATAGGTCCACGAAAGATTTGCCTCCGGACCGGCCGGTCCTTGCGGCCCCGTCTGTCCGGTCTCGCCTTTCAAGTTATGAAATTCAAAGGAAAACACCTTCGCCGAGTCCGGTCCGGATGCGCCGACGGAAACGGATGGTGTTCCGGTATTTGCGTCCACCGTGGCTGTCGGCGTTCCGAATCCGGCAGCAGTCCCCGGAGCGCCTGGCGCGCCATTCTGTCCATCCTGTCCGTCCATCACATTGAACGTCTGTCCGCTTGGATGGTCCGCGTCCGTGATGGTGACGCTGTGTCCCCCGGTGATGCTGGCGATAGTCACGCCGGGAGAAACGCCGTCAGTACCGTCTGTTCCATCGGTTCCGTCAGTACCGTCTGTTCCGTCCATCACGTTGAAACTCTGCCCGCCCGGATGATCGGCATCCGTAATGGTGACTGAATGGCCTCCTGTGATACTGGAGATAGTTACTTCAGGAGATACGCCGTCTGCCCCATCCTGCCCGTCGGTCCCGTCCTGTCCGTCTGCTCCATCCTGACCGTCTACGCCGTCCATCACGTCTACGGTTGTGGTGCCTCCCGCGTCCACGATGGTCAGCCGGTGTCCTCCGGTAATGGCTTCGGAGCTGACAACAGGAGATACGCCGTCTGTTCCGTCTGTTCCGTCGGTTCCATCCGTGCCGTCCTGCCCGTCTACGCCGTCCATCACGTTGAACGTCTGCGTCTGCACGGCGTCCGTGATGGAAACCTCATGTCCGCCGGTAATGGAGCTTACAGAAACAACGGGAGAAAACCCGTCCTGACCGTCTGCGCCGTCTGCGCCGTCGGCGCCATCCGCACCGGTCGGCCCGGTGTCTCCCTTTTCCCCCTTCGGTCCCGGCGGTCCCGCGGCCTCGACCTCCGCCCGGATCTCCGCCGGGGCCTCTACCGTGGCGGAGATCTCCGCCTCGCCCTCCACGTTGGCGGTGATCTCCGCCGGGCCGTCCTGCCGGGCGACGATCTCCAGCTCACTGCTCATCTCTGGCCACCGCCTCCTGCACGATGAACGGTGCGGACCGGATCACCACGGTGGGCTCCGCCCCGGCCCGGACCAGGTTCACGCCGTACACATACTCCCCGGCTTCCAGGGAGAGCGTCTCCTCCTCCGTGAAGGAGATGTACGCCTTCCCTTCGGCGGTAAATTCCTGCACGGTCTTTTCCATCAGCGCGGCGGCGTCCTCATCCTCCCGGACGGCGAACCGGATCTCGTCCCCGCCCTGCAGCGGCGCCTCCGGGAAGGAGATATACATCCCGTCCCCGGTCCCCCGGGCGATCACCACGCCCTGCGCTCCCTTCTTTTTCATATCGTCCTGATAACCTCCTTTTGCCTCGCAGAGTTCGCCGCGCACGGCGAATGAAATGAAGATCATTTTTCCCGGGGGCGTGTACCTCGGGAAAAATCCTTCTCGGCCCGAGAGTGTGCGAGCGCAGCGAGTGCGCGGGTCGGGCCGCATCCCCCTCGATCAAGAGCCCAGCGCAGCGGGTCTTGATCGAAGGTTCTTACCTCCCGAAAAACGCCTGCGTGATCCGGCTGTTCTCCCCCGGCATGCTGGTGTCCAGCAGGCCCACGGCCATGTTGTACATGTTCAGCATGGACCCGTAATCCATCACCAGATCCGGCAGGAGCTGCTGCGCCGCCACGTAGTAGGGCATGCACTCGCAGGCGTCCTCCGCGATCTCGAACTCGTATTCATCGTCCGCGTCCGCCGGGATGGTCTCCGGGTTGGCGAAATACTCCACGGTGAACTCATCCCCGGCGTCCCGCTCCGGGATCAGGAGCTTCCCGCCCCGCCAGCGGTACCGGTTGGTGACGGTCACGCCGTCCCGCCAGATCCGGTACACCTGCCGGAAGTCCCCGGGCATGGCGTACTCTTCCTTCCCGCTTTGGGCGGTGATCTTCTTCACTTTCAGGATCTTCTTGATCTGCGAGAGCGTCTTCTGCGCGATGTCGAAGAACCGGACCATCTTCAGCTCGATATCCTCGTCGTGCTCCACCTCGCCGCCGGCGCTGTGCTCGTCAAGAAGCATGTATACTTTTTCCTTCGCCTCTCCCAGCGTCATATTATTTCCTCCTTATAAAGCCTTCCCCTGGAGGGGAAGGTGCCCGGCTTTGCCGGGCGGATGAGGTGTCCGTCATTCCCGAAACAGGGCGGAGCTTCCCCCGCCCTGTCCTTTTACCGGACGTCCTCCATCACCTTGTCGATGGCCTGTCCGACGGTCCAGCCGTTCCCCCGGGCCATGATCTCCAGCATCTGGGCGGTCACGGCCTTCATCGTGACCGTCATCGTCACGGTGCTGCCGCCGTCCGCGCCGGGGATGATCAGCACCTGCCCCGGGTAGATCATGGCGTTGCGGATCCCGTTGGCCAGCTCGATCTCGTGATACTTCCAGGGATCCCCATACAGCCTCTCGGCGATCCCCCAGAGCGTGTCCCCGGTTTGTACGATATAGGTACCGGTAGGCATGGGAGACGGCGCCGGCTCGTCCTTTTCGGCGTACCGCAGCACCACGTCCCAGGGGAAATTGAAATACCCGGTGACGGAGATCTCTTTCCCGGTCTGGTCTCCGGGCATCCCGCCGGTGGCGCCTCCGTGTTCGTTCCCGGAGGCGTGGACGATCCGCCCGTTCCCCACGTACATGGCCGTGTGGTTCTTCACGTTCAGCAGCACGTCCCCGGCCTGCAGTCCCGCTCCGGTCCGGAGATCCACCCCGTCCGGCACGATGAACCCGTGGTTGAGGAAGTCCTGCCACATGTTCCCGGTGTAGGTGCTCTGCAGGGGCACCCCTGCGGCCTTGTAGGCGCTGATCACCAGGCTGGAGCAGTCGTAGTCCGGTCCCCAGCGGGAGCTCTGGTCGTAGCCGTGGCTGTCGTCCCCGGCGATCCCCACGGCCCACTGAACGGCTTTTTCCGCTGTCGTCATGACGCCACCCCCTTGTACTTGCAAGTCAGCGTGATCCCGCTCACTTCCGCGCTCAGGCTCACCGAATTGTCACCTGCGGCAGCATTCAGATTCTGCCCGGCGACCTGTTCGGCCGCCGCTGTGGCCAGCTCTGCGATAACGTAGACGATGTTCTCATCAAGATACGCCTTCCAGTCGTCCACGGTGTTAATATCGGCCTCGCCGATCATCTGGAAGCAAAGGTTGCCCGTACCACCCGTGTAACATCCGTGCTGGTAGGAGGCGCGGTTGGAGGCCGTGCAGCCGTATGGCGCGATGTTGCTCATGCACGATACGCTGTTTTTGAGCTGCCCCTGCGTATCGGATGTGTAGAACTGTTTGTAACCGCTGCCGCTGGCAAGCTGCCACGTCATATCGGACGTCACCCGGAACTTGGTGATCGCCCGCTCCACGTCCCCGCCGATGATCTCCTGCGTATCCGCAGCAGACCCGACGGACAGCAGATCCACAACGGAGGCGGTCTGCGTGTTGCTGTCCGCGTCCGTCACAGTCAGCGTTTCGGGAGTGCCGACAGCTTTCACGCCGCCGACAAACGGAACGAATGTCGCAGGCTCTGCCGCGCCTTCGCAGAAGGTGTAGTTATAGCTGTCAACCTCCGCTTGTGTCAAAACATTGTTATTGGAGTTGTTGTAGTTAATGCCGTACTGTGCAAATGCCGCGTTTGCCGGAGAGACCGCTACGGTCGCTTTGTCCTGCGTGTAGGAACTTGTGCTGATAAATTCCTTGTTAGCATCAAACCAGTAAATTCTGTTCCACGCCGAAATGGTGTTATCCGACTTACTGCGCCCAACAAGCACATAGCTTGTGTTCGGCTTGACTGGAATGTACCCTGCGCTCATAAAGTTCGGGTTGCTTGGCGTGAGAACGCCAGTTGTGCTGTTACGATAGAATTTCAGCAGAATAGCAGACGGGGACGGGTCAAAGAGGTTCGCCCCCAACGCGACGTACTTAATTGCCCCGTTATTGCAGTAGATGTCCACAGGCGCATCCGGCGTGGGAGTGCCGTTTTGGACGCATTTCCCGGTCTGCGTCAGCGACAGGATGGCGTGGGACACCGCGCCGGCCAGCGTGATCGGCGCCGTGCCCGTCACCGTCTTCACGACGGCGGCCGTGCCGCCCTTCATGGCCTTCAGCAGCATAAGCTTTGTGGCGTCGGTCCATCTTTTCGGAAAAAGGGAGTCAAACATGATCCTCCCTCCTTACGATCCCAGCTCCATCTGCAGCACCCACGCGCCGGACTCCTCGGAAAAGGCGTCGATCCTGGGCGGCGTGGCGTTGACCACGTGGCACTTGCTCCCGGTGATGATCCCGGTCACGGGCCGATTGTCGGTGGGGGTGGTGTCCCCGTCGTCGCAGGCCAGCTCCACAAAGTCCAGCTCGCCGTCGTATGTCTCCCTTCGCAGTTCACGAATCGCCATATCCTGTGTCCTCCTCTTCTGCCTTCCCCTGGAGGGGAAGGTGCCCCGCAGTGGCGGATGAGGTGTCCTCCTCCCCCGCGATCTGTTCCGTGTGCCGTTTCAGCCGCTCCAGAAGCTTCTGTACAAAAGGCGGCACCGGCGCGCCGGTCTCGGCGGTGTTTTCCAGGATGGAGATGCACTCGTTGATGATCAGCCAGATAATGACCACCAGTCCCACAAAGTACGTCCCCTCCAGGGTCAGGCCGAACTCCCCGCCCAGCATGTGAATGAGATAATCCAGCACCATTCCGACGGCCACGATCAGCAGATAGCCCACCTTTTTCAGGATCCCCATGATCCCTATGCGGCTGTCCAGCGTACCCGTCTTCCAGGCGGCGCTGATGCCGGAGATCCAGTCCAGCACCATCACCGCGATCAATACGGCCAGCGGCACCGCCAGCTGCCGGAGGTAGGCCCCCAGCGCCGCCAGCGCCGCCGCGATCAAAATCTTCCATACGTTTTCCATATCGTCCTCTCCTCCCGTTTACTTGTAGGGGAGGGGCTTGCCCCTCCCGCTACTTTTTTCAAGCTCTCCGGCCGATCAGGACGGATTCCCGAAGATGATCTGCCGGGCGTCGCCCCACCCGCAGGCGAAATCCACGTACGCGGTGTACATGTCGATCAGCGGGTTGTCCAGCTGGCTCTGCATCACGGTGGGCCGGGTGTTGTACACGATGTTCACCAGCTCCTTCATGAGCCGGCGGTCGCACACCGCCCACTGGGTGGCCTTGAAGCCGTCCGCGCCGCCGCCCATGACGATGTACTGCATGCCGTAGACGGGGTTGGCGCCGTTGTCGGAAGAGTACGGATCCTGGGTGGGCATGAGCCGGCTGTTCTCTCCGAACATCTTCTTGGCCTTCTCCTCCAGCTCGGGGGAGATCAGAACCGTGTCGAAGTCGCACAGGAATGGCATGCCGTCGGGGGTCACGAACCGGTTGGCCGCGGCCTGGGCCTTGGTGATGGCAGCCACGCTGAAAGCGTCGGTGCTCACGTTGGAGTAGGTGCCGCTGTCCGGATCCGCGATGAAGCTCCGGCCGGAGCTGCCCTTGCTGGCCACGGGATGGCTGGCGGAAGCCCAGCAAACGCCGTCGCCGCCCACGTAGTTGGGATCCCAGGCGTGGGCGAACATCCGCAGCACGTGCAGGTACACGGTCATGGCGGCGCTGTCGCCCAGCTTGGAGCCCACCTTCCGGGTCTCGCCCATCTTGTCGATCTTCGCGGCCTTGTAGCCCACGGGGATGGACAGGGTGAACTCGTCGGGCCGGAGGATGGTCTTGAAGCCACGGTGCAGGCTGCCCTCGTTGATGTTTTTCCCGTCGTACATGGCCAGCTCGCCGTATCCGCCGGAGCCGGTGAGCTCGTAGTCGACGCTCTTGGCGTTCACCTCGCCCACCACGGGGGCCAGCTTGTTCAGCCGGTCGGCGTAGGCGAAATCGAACGCTTTGCCGACGAACTTGTAGTTGTCGGTCTTCCATGCATTGAAATCAGGCATTGTTCATTCTCTCCTCTCTCAGTTTTCCACGCCCAGGCTGTGCTCCACAGCCATCAGGCGGATCATGCCGCGGTCGAAGTCGTGGCCCACGACCTTCAGCTTGGTGCAGCCCGTGGCGTTCAGCACGATCCTGCTCAGGGAGGTGCTGTCCAGCCGCCAGCCGGCCGCGCAGCCGATCTGCGGATACAGGGTGTAGATGTCGCCGTCCGCCGCCGTCTCACCGCTGGGCACCGTGAAGGTGTTGGTGGTGGTGCTGTTGGCGAAATCGGTGATCTGCCGCCTGTTGCCCTTGGGGGACACCAGGAATCCGCCGTTGAAGGCGTCCGCCGTGGTGGTGGCCACGTCGGTGGTGGTGGTCGTCACGGTGGTGGCGCTGCCGCCGCTGGCCTCGAAGGTGGGCGCGGGGCACTCGAAGATCAGCTCCGGGTTGTCGTACACCAGGATCTCGGTGCCGTTGGCCCGGGGATTCAGGGCGTCGGCGGTGCCGGGATGGTTCTCGGCGGCGATGCCCAGGATGGGGCCGGTCTGGTTGGCGGCCGCGGCCACTACGAAGCCGCCGCTCAGCTGTACCACTTCGCCGGCGCTGATGGCGGTGTTGTACGCGATGGGGTAATTGCGTGCGGTCAGGCCCACATGCCCGCCCGCGTTCTGAATGGGTCTCATAA